GACCAGAGCCTACCGCCCCAGATACAGCGCCCGGAGCCAAAGTCTCTTGGAACTGCTGCTGACCTAGTCGGTTAATCTCATTGACAACGCCAGCTTGGTACGGGTTCTCATACTGCGACATAAGGCTTGAAGTAGGCGTACCAGCCACGCCCATAGCCGCATTCTGAGCCGCAGTCATAGAAGGCTGACCAGCGTTTATCGCACTAGGCGCACCTGTGTAGGCGGCTTGCTGGAGAGGCGAAGGGCCAGCCACACCACCCGCTGTGACAGCACTTTGCCCAGACGTAGACAGACCACTCAGGAAGTTGTTGTACCAGTCAGGGGCGGTTGTTGCAGATGTCTGTGTCGTATTGACATCAGGCATTGCACTCCCTTGGAATAGACTAGCCATGTTTAGATCCTTTCAGGTACGCCAGCGGCGACTTTGCTTTCGGGGGAATATCATTAACAGGCGCAGAGCGTTTGTGCTTCCGAATCGCTTGACGCATTTTATCAAGAACGGCAGCACCCGCCTTGGAAGATCCATCTCCCAAAGCCGCTACGGTATCAGCATCAAAGACGTATTCACCGTCCGAGAGCATGGTGGGGATGTCATCAGACTGCCCAGTACCCGCCCCGCCCACTGCAAAGCCTCTGGTGGGGTGACTGGCATAGTACCGACCCTCTGGCCCCGGAACCATATTAACTGTACCACCCTGCGCCATTGGCTTGGTTACGTCATAGCCTCTGGTATTCAGGATATCAATTAGCTTAGGATCAAGTCCCGTATAGAGCTTGTTCGCTGTTGCCAGTGGAGAATTAGGATCCGCATCTACAGGGGGAGCCTCTTCAGCCGATTTTAATATGTTAGCAGCCAAGAACGGTGCATTTGCTGGATTGCCATAAGGGTTCTTGTACACCCCTTCAGGCGTCTCTACTCCCGGCGTCGAGGGCGTACCGTAAAATTGATTCAGCGAATTTGCAGCGTTGATCTTCGGAGACGCACCGCTCAATCCCGCTGTTGGCATTAGCCCAGACGGTGCATTCACTCCAAAACCTGCAATATTCCTAGCCTGAACGCCAGAAGGGGCAAACTCGTTCTTAATTGCGCCACTAGTTAAAGGGGAAACAATGTCGCTAATTAGTCCAGAACTCTTGTCGTTATAGAGACTTTGCGCCCCACTGCCAGCCATGTTACCCAACGTACCTGCGATCCCTGACTGTATAGACTTCTCAAGGTTTATATTCTGACCTTGCAAGGTTGCAGAGATTGCTTGTGTTGCAGAGGGAATAAGGTCTTTAGGCACGCCGCTATCAGAAAGATAGCTTCCGATAGTGCTATTAGCCGCACCCATCGCTATCTTTGTCGGATCAATCTGCCCTGTATTTACAAGCTGCATTACCGCATTAGTCGCTCCCTTGGTGACAACGTCAGGGATGCCCATATCAGCGCCAATGCCACTAGCAACACTGCCAAGCCCACCAGTAAGACCACCTGATATTGCGCCGCCTAGTGGATCTTTAGGGTTCATTACAGCGCCACGGATCGCGCCTTTCCCTGCAGCAGATAATGCAGAATTCATCGACTGCTGCTGTATGGCTGTTCTTATGGCTTCTTCTTCGGCTAATGTTCCTCCAGCGTACCCTGCACCCTCAGCTAAAGTGCTAGAAGCTAATGCTGCATCAGTCAATCCAGTGCCTAAACCTGCAGAGGATCCATATGCGTTTATCCCTGCGTCTAAAGCACTCAAGCCTGCAGTAGATGTTCCAGCAGAAGTACCCGCAGATACTCCAGCGGCAGTACCCGCTGCTGCGGCTGCTGTTGAAGCAGCTACCTCTGCACCTAGAGCATTTACGCCAGAAATACCAGCATAGTCTGCGGCAGAAATAGCGGCAACATCAAGTGCTGCGCCTGCCTCTGCTGTTGCTGCAAGACTTGCTCCATCCGTTGCAATAGCTACCGCAATAACAACTATTGTTGCTATAAGACCGCCGCCGCCGCCTCCACCCATTATTGCACCTCAATTTCTACTTGGTATCTATCACCAAGCTTACGAGCCTGAATAGGAATACCCACACGTTGTGCAAGCTTGATGATCGCTGGATTATCAGTAGTGCTTTCGCCGTACTTAATATTAGAACTCCTGAATGCCTCGTACATCTTACTCATAGCATTAGCTAAAGCCATCGGCTGATCTACGGTAAAGATGTGAAATTCAACACTCTCTTCATCCAAGTATTTAAAAATGATCACCGTGTCCGACTCACGCATTAGCGTGACCTCGCCACTCTTAACAAAATCACTTAGGGCAATGACAAAGGCATTAGCCTTTTGCTCATCGTACCCCCAGCTTCTGCAGGTGCTTTTTATGATTTCACTTGTATTCATTTCACATCCTTGGATTTACAGCATTGACTACGGCTTCAGCCCAATCCTGCCAATTTTCAAATATATACGGACTTGGAATAGCTTCATTCGCAAATACGTCAATGCCTTTCAACCCAGCACCCCAAGCCTTCCAGTTATCCTCAGAACCAGCAATCTGAAGACTCTGCGCAGCATAAGCCTCACACATCAGAGACGCCCAAGACTCAAACGTATGGTATCTAGGATCATAGACAATGGCGGGAGTCATTAGTACGGCCTAACGTCACCAAAGTCAGCACTCAGGAGCAGAACGCCTAACTGATAATTACCACCCTGCACGTTGCTGACAAACTTCAATCGTAATTCTCGCCTCTGCTCTCGCAAGTCAATCTTCCCCGTATCAGGATCGAACAGGTACGGCCCAGTCGTCACATCCGTAGACTGCGCAAAAGGTCTGCCCGTTATGTACATCTCCATCTCACCAGCCTGAATAAAGTCAGGCTCTACCCTAGACAGATGTAACCAGAAGTTATCCCCAACAGCAGAAGGAGCAGTTGGCCCACCCGTTACAAGCCCTATGTCGCTAGTCTCAAAGGAGCTATAAATAGCAGATAGGCTCTCACCCTTCACCTCATCCGTACCAATCTCGTGCTGCCAAAGACTGATCTGGTTAGCTACAGTGTAGAAGTCAGCCGAGACGGTAGCGGTAGCAGTGCAATTTGCAGACAGGGTGACGTTGTAGAAGCCAGTTCTTAACGCCGTAACGGTAACAGGTGCAGCAACTGTCTGAGATATGCTTACCGTGTAAGTCCCTACCCCGCCAACACCGCTTCCAAGCGCAGTGATTGTTGTTGCTGCCGTAACCCCAGTGCCTGAGATAGTCTGACCAACAGCGATAAATCCAGACGTTACTGCGCTAACAGTCATTGTTACTGCGGCAATAGTCGCTGAGAACACCGCAGCACACGGCGCTACCGTTGATATCGTAGTGTTAGACGGAACGCCTGCTGCCGTCACAATAAGTGCAGGTTGTATCAACGCACTACTAGCGGTGACAATAACGGCTTGTGTATTTACCGTAGAAATGTTTTGCGTAAGAATATTCGTAGATACGCTTAAGTCTTCTCCAGCCATCACAGGGTAGTGAAACACTTGGGAGAAGTACCCAGCAGTCCTCGTCGCGCCAGCAGCAGATCCAGCGTCATACCAGATGTTCTCACGCACGTTGTAAATAATAACGTCAGTGCATTCGGTAGCGTCTCCACGCGGGTAGAACCACCAGATCTCGCCAAAGCGCGGAACCTTAGTCGCCCAAACCTTTTGGCGCTGGTCGTAGTTCAGGTTGTCAAAGAACCAGTTTTGATTAAAGCTGTTAGGAACCTCTTTGATCACGCCGTTGTACAGGAGGAACCTATCCACTCCACACCAGTAGTAAATACCGTCATACTCAATGACAGACTGGCTAGACAGGATAGAAGAACTACCAATAATGTCGTAGCGCCAGTAAAGCTGTACCGTTGTTGCGCCAGTCGTTATTGTGGTCGGCTGATAACTTACGCGAATCAAAGAATCCAGCGCCCAGAACAAGCCTGCAGGCGCGTTAGAACCGCCCCGTACTGGAAGACCTTTAACAATCTTTTGCGAGGAGACGTTTGTCTCGTTAGAGTCTGGGCCATTCCAATCAAAGACATTACCAGCAGAGCAATTCTGGATCAGTCCGTTGTCACCGTAGACAAACACATACGGGTGCAGTGCGACTACCCCGCCTGACACACTGATTGTGGCATTGGTAGGAGCAGTCCCAGAACTGTCCTTCAAAGGGTACATAATTGACCCATTTGCATCGCCAGCCAAAACAGCCGTATTTGTGGTGCTATCGATCAGGGATAAATTCTGCCCCGGATGCGCCAGAATAAGATTATCTCCGCTTCCAGTAGAATCAAAGAACCCGTCAAACTGCCACAAGTTTAAGTCAGACGCCGTAAAGCTTGAGCTAACCGTAGCTACCTTGCACGAGAATCCAGATCCCGTCCCACCAATGCTTGCAGTGGCAGCGGATAGGGTATCACCCACTATATAACCGTTTCCTACCGTGGTAATCGTAACCGAGGTCACAGCGCCGCCAGAAACGACGATAGTAGCCTTAGCGCCCGTCCCAGAGCCGCCTGTAAGGGTTACAGCGGTGTAGGTAGCATTTACATACCCAGAGCCGCCTACGAGCGTCCCAGTGGTCAGGATAGGGCCACCATCCATGTCGTACTCAGTAATGCCAGCGCCGATACCTGCGTTATCAACAACGATACGCTCTACGCCGTTGTTGTACCCATCATAAATATTATTGTAGCCGTCTTGAGAGTCAACATAGATGCCGCGAGAGTAGCCCTGCATCTGGTTCGTAATCTCTCTAAAGCCACCCATCTTCCGAGGGCGACCTCGTTGAAATCGCACCCATTCACCGTCCGTATAGCACTGCGCGTCTATAAGCGTCCCATCCCGTTGAATACCGGGCTTAGTGTCGATTGCAACGACTTTTTTAGTCACTAGAACGTCCCGCCAAGGACACCGCTAGTAAAGTTTCCAGTTCCAGCTACAGCCATTCCTGTCGCTGACACCTCGACCCTGTTCACGCCTAAGATGCCTATGTCAAACTTACCTGCAGAAGCCCTATAGATACCAGTCGTCGGCTCAGTACCAAAGTAAAGAGACGGCGCACCAACAGAGCCATCCGTCAGGTTAACGACAGACTGACCAGCCACAACAGTATTAGCATTAACTAGATTCTGAGAGTCGCAGATGAGAGTTGATTGCTGACCTGCAGATATAATTGCATCAGCCCCACCCGTATTCGTCGATATCGTTACGGTGTAGTTAGATACACTGCCAGAAGTCGCATTCTGGATGTAGTAGATCTGAATAGTAGGTGGAACGATGATCGTTACGTTTCCCGTAAGATCTCCAACACTGACATACTTCTGAATTGTGTTTGACGCCTCAGAACTGGTCAAAGTGTACGACCCAGTAGCTACGGTCTTAACAAGCTGCGAGAAAGCAAATTGCGTATTCTGACCCAGCCCTATCGAGTAGAAAGCCGTACCTGAACAAGCAATAAAGCAAGAGTCAGACGGCTGAAGCCCTACCGTAGAAGATCCGTTAAACAAGTCTCCACCGCTACACGCTACGGTGAGAAGTCCCGTACCTCCGTTGCGAACCTGCGTGAACCAGTTATTGCCAAGAGTCGCGGCTGAAGTTAACGTCAAAGTTCCTGCCCCGCCAGTCCAAACTAGTATGTTTGCACGATCTGTTGCTGAGGCGGTATAGCTCGTCGAGAACGTACTAATAGGAGAGGACTGGTTAAGCGTCAGACCAGAAGCCATCAAGCCGTACCCAGCCAGCGTAGCGGCATCTGCGCTCGATGTACCCGTACCAAAAGCTATGATCCCCCAAGTGCCTGCAGTCGTCGCGTTAGTAGTAACGTAGATGTACTTCGACTCGCCAGCAGCAATCGAAATGATCGTGTTTGTTCCAGCATAGTCTTTCACTACGAACGTGTTAGATCCGACATTTCGAATCAGCGCATCATTGCCAACCGAGGTCTGATTGGCAGGAGGCATATACAAGTTAAGACTTCCAGCCGAAGCGGTGACCTGCATAATCCTAGCTGCAACATCATCCGTGATGGAGCCGTTAATAGGCCACTCAAGCTGCGTGTTAGCACTCAGCGTTATAGCGCGGAACGAAACGTCAGTCGGTTGCACAACATTTCCGGTGAAGGGACTGTTATAGCTCATATTAAACGTCCAATACGTTAGCTTGTCTGTCGGCAATCCTCTGGACATCTTCAGTCTTCAGAGTATTGATGATCAAGTCATACTGCTGTTGCCACATACCCATCCGTTCGTCGTTCTTCAGGTAAGGCATCGCCTGCAACAAGGAGCCGTACAGCAAGGCTTGCGGGGCGTAAATAGTGAACCAGTTCGTCTGGTTTGTTGAATCCAAAGGCTGTACGCGCTCGTAGTACAGCACCTCAAAATCATATGCTGCTGCAGGCGTAGGCGCGACTAACCAGTGCGTGTAGTCGTAATCACAGTAGAACTTGGGTAACCCAGTGACTGAAGGGTTAGGTGCGTACTCTCGCAGATATTCGTACTTACGCAGGAGGACTGGATTCCTAACACTAGATGCGGTTACGTTCATCGACACCGTCTTGTGCCACCGCGCAGGCTTATCAATAACCGCATCGCCTATAACCATCGTGCTGGTGTTGACAGTCAAATTTCCGAGAAACTTGATCTGAGATGCTATAACCTGTTCCGCAAGCATGATAAAACGCGGGATCTGCGCAATCGTTTGCGCGTCAGTCCTCTCTAGATATTGTTCAATATCACTGACCAGAGAGTCATACGTCATTACGGCAGCAGTTGTCATGCTACGTCCTTAGAAATTCCCGCAGCAGAAAAATTAGCTTAAGCATAGGGTCTGGTTCCAGTCTTATCAATAATCAGCGCAATCTTGCGCGGTTTAACCCCATCAAGCGGTATTGAAAGATGCGTCCAGCGATCAAACTCTTTGATTATTTGGTCATATTCTATATCACTTGCGATAATAGATGCGACTACTTGATCGGGCGTAAGCCCAGAAACCCTAATATCTGCAGCACAACCTGTCCGGTGTTGGCTAGTATCTTTACTACCCACCGAGTCATTGACCGCTTTAGACCTAAAAGCTGAGTTTATAAGGATATTACGGTCATCTAGTACCGACCTAACAACCTCCAAGAACTCAGCCAGCCGCACCAGATTAGCCAACTCCTTATCCGTGGGCGTGTTGTCAAACTCACGATGATCGGTATGGGTAAGTTCCTCTAAGGAAAAATGCTCACTTAGCTGCATCGGGTTTCTTCGTCAAAGTAAGTATCTTCTCCAGCGTCCTGCCGCCAAAGTAAAAACTCATAATTAGCATCCCCCATTGACCAAGCAGTTCGACGTACCGCTGGTTTGTATCAATCCCAAAGGCACTCATCATGGCAAAGACAAAGTAACCAGTAAGGATGGCAATCAGGGTCATAGGGCGGATGTTCTTAGACAGCCAAGAGTCCGAGGCCATATCCGCTTTGAGGCGGTCTGTCAGTTCGTGCTGTTCTGCTACGTCAGCATTGAGTTGAGCAAGTTCCCCGTTTTGCTGCATCGCCAATAGCTTCAGCTTGGCAGACTCGGCAGCAGCAGGGTCGGGGAAGAACTTGTCGATCATCTTTGAGCCGATGTCGAGCAACGCACCTATGGGAAACATTATTTTTCGTGCCTTTTATTTTTTTAGCATGAATGACAAGTTTGCGTGGCGTGGGTACTGCACTACTCTGTCGCCTTCTGGACATTTGTATTTAATTGTTGCTAGTAAAGTTGCGTTGCCTTCAGCAATTTTTTCTTTTTTTGACATTTTAAGTTGATAGGTAAAAGTGTCAATATCTGGCCCAGCGGGGCCGCTAAACTTGGCGGCTGTGGTAGTGGCTTCATGCACCATGCCAGCGGCATCACGAACGCTAGGAATAAATCCTTCGACTGAGCAATCGTCGCGTTTCTTAATTCTGGCAACTGTCACATTTATTGTTTGGCTTGAATCTGCCACAATATTAAAATGTTCCGGTTTCCATTCGATGATCGCTTTATCAAGCCACCCAAATTTATCAGCTAGTGTGTAGCTACCGCCTAAAGCAGCAATACTTGCAGCAACAGCAGCTATAATTTTGGTTACGTCCATTGTTGCTAATGCACCTTCACCACCAACGACAGCAGCAGCATGATGATTGCACCAGCAACGGCTAAAATAATATGTTCCATCCTCTTAATCCGCAAGATGGTTTCCTTCCACCGTTCGGCACAAACGGCTTCATGGGACATAAATCTAGCTTCTAGTTCAGTCACGGCATTTCAACCCAAGCGAGAGTTTCCTCATTCCATGTGTACCGTTTATCGTCAACGGGCATAGGAGTCGGCGCAGTCCACTGGCAAGTCTCTTCGACTAAAGTCCAGCTTGGGAAAGGTTTAGGCGGGATAAACGCATCGCGTCCAGCATCAAAGGTAAATCCGATACCGGCGTAATTCTTACGTTTATTCCCGTTGTAGGAAGTCTGCTTCCACTCCCCACCCAAGAGCCGCTCACAGAACGCAGCGCCGAGGTACTCTTTCTCAACGCCTTGGGAGTCAGCCGTGTCCGTGTTTGATACGACGATGACCTGAGTGACTACACCGTTTTCTACTCTAGCAAAATGTGCCATGTTTATCCCTTTACCATGTGATTATTACGATACCTGAACCGCCAGTTTTTCCGCCGTTACCTGCGCCTCCGTTATACCCGCCGCCGCCACCGCCGCCTGTGTTTGCAGTTCCGGCAACTGCCCCAGTTGTTGTAGCCGCGTCCGCGCCTCTACCGCCACCACCTGCTCCACCTGCTCCAAAGGTTGCTGTATATCCCGCGCCCCCTCCACCGCCAGCATAAGTAACGCTAGAACCACTTAGGCTGTTTGCTGTACCCGCGCCACCAACTCCCGCAACAGATGTGTCTGAATTCCCGCCGACAGCACCAGCGCCACCACCACCACCGCCACCATAATCTACGGAACGACCATTCCCACCGGCATTACCTTGAGATGGATTTGTTGACGGAGTATTTCCTGCACCACCCGTACCTTGTGTTCCATTTTCGTTGTTTGCACCACCGCCACCACCAGACCCGCCAGCAATGCCATCCGCAGAAGTTGAAGTAGCCCTATAAGAACCCCCACCACCGCCACCAGACGAAGTAATAGTAGAAAACACAGAATCGCTACCATTTGTTCCGCGATTGTCGTTGAGGTTTATACCGCCAGCGCCACCAGCACCAACTGTGATTGTGTACGCAGTTCCCGGTGAGACAGATAGACCTGTCGAGGTTCTAAAACCACCAGCACCGCCACCACCAGCTTCTCCGCAACCGCCGCCAGCACCACCCGCCACGACAAGGTAGTTCACGCTCGTCACGCCAGCCGGAGCAGTCCAGATGCCCGATGAGTTGAATATCGCCATATTACTGGGCGAGATGTAGGAGATGATTACGATACCTGAACCGCCAGCGCCGCCGTTGTTTGTTGAGCCACTGCCGCTACCACCACCAGCACCGCCGCCAGTGTTTGCTGTTGCGTTAGATGCGTTTCCTGTGGACTGATCGTTTGCGCCGTCTGATGCACCGCCTTTTTGTGCTGTGGTTGCTGTACCGCCGCCAAGACCAGCAACACCAGCACCACCTCCATATGCAACACCAGCGCCACCACCACCAGCATAGTAGGTAGATGTTCCAGAAATTGAACTGGCAGTCGCTGTACCGCCATTGCCAGCGTTGTTCCCCGCCGCGTTTGCGCCAACACCGCCACTACCGCCACCCCCACCACCGCCATAAGGAGAGCCGCCACGACCGTTTCCGCCAGCATTTCCTTGACCTGATGTACCTGTTCCGCCAGTACCACCTGCGGAATCTGCACCTGCACCGCCGCCGCCAGAGCCGCCATTTTCTCCGTTTTTACCTGTTGGATATGTATATCCGCCGCCGCCACCACCACCCGTAGAGGTTATAGATGAGAATACAGAATTACTGCCGTTCGCCCCGTTTGAATTTGATGTTCCTCCTGTACCACCAGCGCCAACGGTAACTGTGTAGGAAGTCCCCGGCGTTACCGCAAGTCCAGTTGCTGTTCTGTAACCACCAGCCCCACCACCACCCGCTAAACCACTACCACCACCACCACCCCCCGCTACGACAAGATAGTCAACCTGCGTAACACCCGTAGGGGCTGTCCACGTTCCTGATGCGGTGAATTGCTGGATGATGCGGTAACCAGCAACAGGCCAAATACTTGCCGCTTGATACGCAGCCGCCTGTTGCATAGTCCAGATACCATTGGCTACGCCTAATACCCCGCCAGTTGGTGTGGTAGGGCTTTTGGTGATGATCTTGCCTAGGTAGTCCATTACGTCTCAGCCTTCATATCGTGATGCTCCCTGAGCCAGTCCATTGGTAGACCCTGTAGCCGCCAGCAACGGTGATTGTCGGGGAGCCTGTTGTGGAGGTTGCTGCTGCAAAAGAGTCAGCGTAACGAACTATTACTATGCCTGAACCGCCAGCAGCGCCGCTGTAAGACCCGCCGCCAGACCCGCCAGCCCCGCCGCCTCTATTTGCAGTTCCAGCAACGCCAACGCCGCCATTGTTTCCATTGCCGCCGCCACCCGTTCCACCCGTTCCTATTGTGCCGCCCGAAGCAGAGCCACCTCCACCGCCACCAGCATAAGTAACTGAGGAGCCAGATATACTGCTCGCAAGGCCAACACCGCCGTTACCACCAACCGAAGGGTCTGCTGTACCCGCTGTACCCGTTGCACCAGCACCGCCACCGCCACCGCCGGATACGTCTGTGCCGTTAAGAGAACCCGCGCCGCCGTTATTTCCTTGACCAGCAGAAGCTGTGCCGCCATTCCCACCAACAGCACCACCACCGCCACCGCTGCCTCCGTTACCTCCGGGTAGTCCTTCTCCTCCAAGACCACCGCCATCAGAAGTAATTGAAGAAAAAACACTATTAACCCCAACGCTACCGGCAGCGCCACCAGCCCCTACTGTGACCGTATAAGTATTTCCAAGCGTCACAGCTAGGCCAGTAGCAGTCCTAAATCCACCCGCACCACCAGCCCCTTGCCCGTTACCACCAGATGCAGCCCCGCCACCGCCACCGGCAACGACAAGATACTCGACAGTAGGAGGGGGAGATAAAGGCCAACTACCAGCCGCCTGATAGACAAGCTGACTAATCTTTGTCCAGATTCCGGGTGCGCTAGACGTAGTAGCCAAAGGCGTAAGGTACTTAATAATGACTATGCCTGAACCGCCAGCAGCAGCAGCGCCGCTATTCCCACCACCGCCACCACCACCGCCTGTGTTTGCTGTTCCCGCCGTAGCTGGAGTAGCATCAGAACTACCAGCACCTCCACCAAAAGATGCAGTTCCGTTAGTCATATCGTATGACCCACCACCGCCACCACCCGCGTACTGCGTAGATGCACCTGAGATTGAAGAAGATAAGCCAGCGCCACCATTACCAGCAGCATTTGATGCCGCCGCAGTTCCAGCCGCACCCGCACCGCCACCACCGCCACCTTGCCTACCAGCAGTAGTTCCACCGTCAGGGCCACCCGTACCACCCGCATTACCTTGGCCTGATGGCGAAGCTGCACCACCAGCGCCGTTATTCCCTCCACTCCCTGCGCTACCACCGCCACCACTACCACCAGATACTCCTGCTACCAAGCCGTAAGAACCGCCACCGCCACCACCTGTTGAGGTTATGGACGAAAATACAGAATTGTTTCCAGCCGTTCCTGTACTGCCATTGCTAGTACTTCCTGCACCACCAGCGCCAACGGTTACTGTGTAAGAGTTTCCAGCGGTTACTGCAAAACCCGTAGCAGTCCGATACCCACCAGCGCCGCCACCGCCGCCGTTACTTTTACCCCCACCGCCGCCGCCAGCTACGACAAGATACTCAACCTGCGTAACGCCAGCAGGAGCCGTCCACGAAGTTGTACCAGAGGCGGTAAAGGTCGTAGCAGTAAATTGCGCGGCTAGTTTAAAACCGGCAGGGAAGCCGTGGATTGCCATTTAGGTGATTACTTCAAAGGAGGCTACATAAGTCAGCGCACTTCCCGTTCCTGAAGTCACACCAACAGACTGGTTCTCCGTCACATAGAACGAAGTGGTCTT